GATTAAACAAATTTTAACAGAAGCAATCCCAATTCACATGGAAAATAAAGCACAAACTCAATATCTTTATCAATATTATCTAGGTAAACAAGATATTTTAACTAGAATTAAACATACAAGAGAAGAAATTAAGAATATTGCAGTAGAAAATTTAGCGTATTCTTTTGTTAATTTCAAAAAAGGTTACAATTTTGGTAAACCTATTCAATATGTTCAAAATACTGATATTGAAACAGAAGAAATTAGTAGATTAAACGATTTCTTTAGATTTGAAAATAAACACTCTAAAGATTTTATGCTTTCGGAAGATATTTATATTTGTGGTAGAGGTTTTAGATATAACGCACCAGACCCTAACGAATATAGTAAGGATTTAGATGAAGCACCTTTTACTTTAGCAAATATAGACAAAGATAAATGTGAAGTTATTTATTCTGATGATATTTTAAGAAAACAATTACTTTCTTTTACAGAAGATAAATATGAAGATACACCTATAGAAGTAACTGATTCACATGGTAGAAAGATTTTAGAAAGACAATTTTATTACATATACAATGTCTATACTAAAAATGCTATGTACAAGTTTAAAGTTACAAATGTTGATGATTTACCTATAGAGGTTAGTATAGATAATATCGAATTTATTGAAAAAACACCTCTTTACCCTCAATTTCATAGAATTGTTGAATATTACTTTAATAAGTCAAGAATTTCTTTAATTGAAATAGGTAAAACATTATTTGATGAAATTAATAACTTAAATTCGTTAGATATGGACGATGTAGAGCAATTTGTAAATGCAATTATGGTATTTACTAATGCTGAAATAAATGAAAATGAAATTGCAGATATTAAGAAACTTGGTGCAGTTAATATTGCTTCTAGCGATAATAAACCTGCTAAAGTTGAAATCTTAAATCAAGAAATTCAAGCAGAAAAAACTCAAGTCCTTTACGATAGACTTAAAAATGCTCTTCACTCACTTTTTGGTATTCCTTTAGCAAGTGATGCAGGTACTCCAGTTTCAGGAGATACAGGTAGTGCTAAAGAATCAGGTCAAGGTTGGACTATGGCTAACCAAAAATCTGTTGAAGATGAAATAATGTTTGAAATGTGTGATATGGAAGTTCTTAAAAATATATTACTTGTTTGTAAAGAAGTTCAAGATTCTGGAATTACTAAATTAAGAGCAAGTGATATTAAAGAAAAATTCCAAAAGAACAAAAACGATAATATGCTTATTAAAACTCAAGCACTTATGAATTTAAAATCTGCTCAAGTACATCCACAAATTGCTATGGCTGTTATAGATTTATTTTCAGATAGTGAAAAAGCATACAATGAATCTAAAAATTTCTATGGAGATAACTTTTGGGATGATACAAAAGAAGAAAATCCTAGTGAAACAGATAATACACAACAAATTACAAATGAAGTTCAAGATACTTTGGAAAACCAAGAACAAAATAAATAGGTTTTCCTATATTAGCCCATAGTGTAAAGGTAACACGACGATTTTTAAAATCGTTAATTCTAGTTCGAGTCTGGATGGGTTAGCCATTAAATTTGCGCCTAATACTTGCGTTAAAGTATTAATATAGATTATCTCTAAAAATGGCTCGGTAATAGCCGTAAAACATTACTGTAAGGAGGAAATGAGATATGACAAGAGAAGAAGTGAAACAAATACTAGGAGAGGATGCTACTGATGTTCAAATAACTAATTTTTTGAACTTTCATCACTCACAAGAAAAAACTAAAAGTGATGAAATTAATAGTTTACAATCTAAAATCGATGGATTTAAGGATTATGACACTATTAAAAAAGAGTTAGATGACATTAGAAAAGCAAATATGACTAATGAAGAATTACTTGCTGCTAAACAAAAAGAATTAGACAATGCTTTAGCAAAAACTAAAGAAGAAGAAGCAAAACTTCTTAAAAAACAAAATTCTTTAGAGGCTAAATCTATTCTTATTGAGGCTGGAATTACTGATGAAGAACAATTAAAAGGTCTTTTAAGTTCAATTTCTACTGATAATAAGGATTTGACAATTGCTAGTGCTAAAAATATTGCTGATTTAGTTAAAGCAACAAAAGATTCTACAGAAAAGAGTGTAAAAGAACAACTTATGCACCAAGAACCAGATCCTAGTGCAAACGGTGGTAGTAAATCTAAAGAAGATGGTACTATGACTAAAGAAAAGTTTAACAAACTTTTATTAGAAAACTTTGAAGAAGCAAAGAAATGGAAAGATAATAACTCTGAAGAATATCAAAGAATAATGAACAATTAAGGAGGAAAAATTAAATGAGTAAAATAATAAGTTCAAACTTAAAATACCACTATGACGAAGAATTATTTAATAATCGTTGGGCTAGTGAAGTTGATCCAACAACTTTAGTTTTACTAGAAAGTGGAGCAGTTGTTAATGATGCTACTATCTCTAACATGATTTCAGGTGGTGGAAACTATTATACAATTCCTTTCTATAAGGATTTAGAGGGAAATGTTCAAACTTATGATGGTGCTACTTCTATCGTTTCTGACGATACTGAAGATGGTGTTCAATCAGGTTTCGTATATGGAGAAATGAAAGGATTTAAAGATACAGTATTCGTAAGAGATTTTACTGGTGCTGACCCAATGGGAAATATCGTAAGAAGAATTGCTAAATATTGGAATAAACAAAAACAAAATCGTTTACTTTCAGTAATTAAAGGTATTTTTGCAATATCAGGAGATTCTGATTGGGACAAACATACAACTAATATTGCTACAGCAAGTTCTACTGCTTCTGATGCAAACCGTATGGGTTTAACTACATTAAGAGAAGCAAGTGTTAAAGCACTTGGAGAACATGCTGACGATTTAACAATCGCAATTATGCACTCTACTGTTGCTTTAAGATTATCTAACCTACAAGTATTAGAATTTTTCAAATATAATGCTAATGGTATGGATTATGATGTAAGAGTTGGTAGAAGTGGTAACTTACTAGTTCTAGTATGGGATGGTGTTCCTGTATCTACATCTTCAACAGCAACTGGAGAAAATGAATATACAACTTATATCTTTGGTCCAGGTGCAATATTAACTGCTGATGCTCCAGTTGAAAAACCAAGTGATTTAGTATATGATGCTAAAACTAATGGTGGTCAAGAAGAGTTAATTACTCGTATGAGAAAAACATATCATCCAAACGGATTCTCATTTGCAATGACTAATATGCCAATAAGCCCATCTATAAGTGATGCTGAAACTGGTACTAACTGGTCAAGACAAATGAAAGCAGAAAACATTAAAATAGTAAGAGTAATAACTAACTAATTATATAGGGGGTATAAAATATGAATACTAACTATATTGTTAAAAATAATAAAATCTATGAAGTAGTAGGAGAAAAAGAGGCAGTTATTATTAATATAGTTGATGGTATTCCTAAAAAAGGAAAAGAAACTATTGAATATGATAGTGCCAATGATTTTGCTTATGCTTTCTTTGAAATAAAAGCAAAATACTCTTACTTATTTGAAAATTCTGAAAAGATTGAAGAAAAAGTTGAAGAACCTAAAGAGGTTAAATCAAATCAATCTAAAAAGAAATCTGAAAAATCATCAGAAGAAGAATAGGAGGTAAAAATATGGAAGATAATGTAACAAATGAAGAAATTGTTGAAGAAACTCCAACAATAGAAGAAACTCCAACAGAAGAGGAAACTCAAGAAGAAGAAGTTGATCCACAATTAGAGAAACTTAAAGAAAGAATACCTTATGATGAAGTAATTTTTGGTACACAAGAAAATTATGAACAGGTACTTTTAAATCTTCTTGAAGATTCTAAAAACATTGCTCTTGAAGAAATATACCCTTTTAGAGATTTTTACGAGATGGAACTTCCAAAAAAATATTTAAACTGGCAATTAAGAGCCTGTGTTGAAATATTTAATTTGGCTGATAAAAATGGTATTATATCTTATTCTGAAAATGGATTAAGTTGGACAAAAGATACTGGTTCTTTATCTAAGAGTCTTATGGGTGCATTAACTCGTAGAGCAGGTGTTCCAAGAAGTGAGGAAGAAGAAGATGTATAACATATCTCAAACTAATATCTTTAAAAATTGGGACAAAGATTGTTACATTGCTTCCCTTTTACCACCAACTTTAGATGAATACGAAAATGAATTAAATACATACGAAGAACCTATAAAATATAAATTTAACTATCAACCTGTTACAGATCAAAGAGAATTTGCTACATTAGAAGCAGATGGTATAAATATAAATGGTGTTCAAAGAGCATTGTTAGATTTATATTATTTAGATAAAATTAAAGTATATGATTTAGCATATCTAAACGAAGCAATACCTTATGTTCTTACTGAAGATGAAACATATAAAGAAAATGTGGTTTATTATAAAAAAGAAAATAATGGTTTTGTTCAACTTATTGTAGAAACTGACTATAATGTTGGAGATACAATAGAGGGTAATATATACAATAAAGAAATTTCAAATGGTGCAAATGCTAATTACAAGGTAGTTAAATTTGTACCTCAAAATGTAAAAATATTAGTATATTTTGAGAGATTATTTTAAAGGAGGTTAAAATATGAAAGTTAAAAATATAAAAACTGGTGTTGTTAAAGAACTTAAAACTGAAATAGAAGTTTCTATGTACTTAGCAACTGGAGAGTGGAAATTAGTTGAAGAAAAAAAAGAAACTAAACCTTTATCTAAACCAGAGGAAAAATAATGAAAGTATCTATAAAAGTTGAGGGACTCCAAAGAGTACTTGATACTTTGAATAAATATGGAGAATTATTTTCTGCTAATGATTTTAAAGAATACATTGCAGAAAAATCTATTGAAGAAATAAATAAAATCGCTAGTGAAAGGTTGCAATCAAGTGAAAACTATATTGCAAATAATAAATATGAGATAACAGACAAGGGTATAGTCATTTATAACGATATAAAATCAGATGATGGTACATATATTTCGTTAATACTAGAATATGGTAGTGGTGTTCATAAAGAGGGAAAAGATTTCCACCATACTGCTACTTATGATGTTAAAGGGGGGTTATATTGGTTAGTACCAATTGATACTGCACCTAGTTTAGCAAATACTGATTACCCTATAATAACAATAAAAGATACACAATTTTATATGGTATTTGGTCAAAAACCAAAACATATTTATAATGATGCTGCAAAAATAATAAGAAATAAACTATCTATATGGGGTAAAGAATATATTGAAAAGGAGATGAAGTAATATGTTAGATTTTAACAAATTGTACAAAGAATATAAATTGTATATCGAATCAAATTCTCAATATAATACAAAGGTAGTTAAGCATTACAATTATGATAAATCTCAATTCCCAATTATAGATTTTTCTTACGACGATAGTGTAAACACATATAATGCTACAGTTGAGGGTATAGAATACTATGATAGGGAATATTTTATTATAACAATCTATGCAATAGATAAAGGTAGTGTATCTAAACAAGTAATTGTAGATGAATTAGTTGCATTAACTCATAAATTTATAGGTAGATATAAAGGTATGACTAGAACTGCTTGTAAACCTATTCCAAATGCAGATACAAATGTGTTAAGAGTAGTAATGAAATATAATTGTTTAAAAGGAAATATTTATAATAATATAATAAGGAGGACATTATGAATAGAGAAGAAATTAATAGTATTGTTGATAGAGCCTTATCAGAACACTTAGGGGCTGGACTATTCAACAAAAAAACTCATGATGGCGTAACTAAATATAGTTTATTTATGCCTTTAACTGGTACTGGAGAAAATGGTTCTGCACCAGATCAACTTGAAAAAACTGTAATAGGTAATACTTCTAAAACTTATGTTAAAGGAAGACAAGATAACCCACAAATTACAATACCTTTCTATGCACACAGAGATAACTATAGAATACTTGAATCTGTTAAAAATACAACTCAAGAGTTCTTAAGAGTTAATCCTGATATGACAGGTATTAAATATTCAGGACAAGTTGATTACAAAACTAACAACACTGATGTTGGTTCATTAATTCAAGGAGAATTATCTATCACTGTTACTAAATATGATGGTTTTGTAGATAATGTTTCAGATGTAATTGAAAATACTGCAATTATAGAAAGTGAAGTTCCAGAAGAAGTAAATGTAACAACTACAGGGGCTGGAAATACATATTCATTTAAAGTTGAAACTAATCCATCAAATGCTACAGTTACAGCAAAAAGTGAAACAACTTCTGTTGCTACAGTTGCAGTAGATAATGGAACAGTTACAATTACAGGTGTTGCTGCAGGTACAGCAATCGTTGAATTAACTACTTCTGCTACAAACAATGCACCATTTAAGAGAACTATAATGGTATTTGTTAAGGCAGCAGCATAATAAAATAAGAAAAATAATGAAATAAGGAGAGAAAAAATGAAATTAAATGAAGTAATAAAATTAAATGGGAAAGAATATACTGTTGAATTAAATAGAGAAAGCATAATGCGTATAAACCAATATGTTAATATCGAAGAGTCAGCAAAAAAATTTCAAGAAAATTTAATTGAAGATAAATCTAATATGGAAATAGCAGATAATGAAAATCCATTTGCAGAGGCAATAGATGAAGAAAAACTTGCTAATCAAAATGAAGAAAAACAAAATCTTATAAAGAAAGCAGTAAATAGAGCATTTTGGATTTGGCTATACCCTGTTGAAAAACTAGGTATAAAAGAGGTTGAAGAATTGCTAGAACCATATTTTAACGGAACAGATGAAGAGGCAAATTATATAATTGAAAAATATTATGAATTTACAGAAAAATCTGTTGAGATAAGAACAAATTATCTTGAAGAATTAAAAAACTTGAAAGCCCAAGCGAAATAGATAATGAAGAACTAAAATTTAATTCGCTAGAAGATTACTTTTTTGATTATCTCTTTCCTCTAGCAATACAATATGGCATGACAAGTGAAGAGTTTTGGAGAGATGATCCAAAACTCTTTTCTTCTTATAGAAAAGCATATATTGAAAAAGAAAAGAGAAATTTTGAGATAATTAATCAAAGTAGTTGGATTCAAGGGCTATATATATACG